CCTGCATTTCTTACAGCATCTGCTGTAAATACAAATTCATTCTTGCTAAGTCTAGCTGGCACATCGTCCGCTCTTTCCTCAGCTCCTAGTGGTACAAAACCACCTTCTCTGTAATCTTTTTCTAGACCACCTAGGTCCATGATACCACCTTCTGCTGCTTGTACTCTATCTGTATCCATTACTGGTGTATCTTTTTTAACCATACCTAAAAATTCTGTTGCAAATTCATATAGTTTAATACCTTTTCTTTTTGCACCACTGTCTTCATATTGAATTAACATGTCTTCAAAAGCAGCTTTATCAAAACCATATGGTGTTTCAAATAATCTCATAACATTACCCATACCAGCCATCATCATGTTTTCATCGTCTGCTACAGTTTCAATACCTTCAACCATTTCACCTTGATTATAACCTGGTCTCATAGTAGCTAGTCCACCATCAGCAGCGTAGAAAGAACTTCTTACAGCTGACTTAGGAGGCATAAAATATAATGCAGAGTTTGTTGGATCTGAGTAGTATGCTTTAGCCTGACCTCTAATATCTTCTATGTCAGCTTGTGGAGAAGTAAATGGTGTGCCTTCGTCAACTTCTTCTTCATCACCACCCATAAAAAATGGCGCTGCGATCGAAGCTGCACCTAAGCCTGAAAGTGCTGCTCGACCTAAACTAAACTTACCTGCTTCATCTCTAACTAGTCCTCTTAATAAACCAGTATCTTTTGCAAATAGTTTACCAATACCACTACCGAAATTTCTAAAGTTTGCTAGACCTCCTCTAAGTCCAGCTCCACCAGGCATAAATCCACCTGCTAAATATGCACCACCTGCTAGTAAAGCTGCTTTACCTAATGGTGATTTAACTATTTTTTTAATTGGTTTAGTTATCTTCTTAACTAGTTTACCTAAAAAATATCCTTGTCTCTGGTCTTCGAGACCCATAATGCCACCCATATTACGCATTTGTCTTTCCATATTCATTCTTGAAATTGCCATAATCTTACCTTTTTATTGTCTTTTTCTCCTATAATCAATCATATATTTCTAGCATGTCTGCTAGTCCACCGTCCATGTAATCCGTTCTTCCTCGACCAGTTCTGTTACTTACAGGTCCACCAGTTGTTGCACCTACACCAAATCCTAAGTTTCCTGCCCCTATAGAATCACCACTATAAGACTGTTGACCATCACTGCCTCTTCCATAATCAGTTGATCCATGCACACCAGGGTCATAGGCCCCTTTTCCTAAGTTTTTAATTCTTTCTATTTCTGCTAACCTAGCTTTTTCTTTTTGATCAGCTATTTTCTTATCAAAATCTTGTTGTAATTTTTGTTTTTTTCTAAAATTTAATTTAGTTCTTACCATATTAGTTCTTTTGTTTAAGGCATCTAATGTTTTTTGATCTAATGTATCACTTTCAAACAATCCTGTTTCAGGATTATATGTTGCGCCTTGAAAATCTTTTTTACCACCTATTGCTCCTGTTGGACTTAATGCTTCAGTAAGCTTATCAAAATCACTTCTAACTTTTTCTGCATAGTTACCAAATGCAGATCTAACATTGACACCAAAAGGATCTACATAGTTTCCACCAGTGTTTTCACCAAATACTGTTGGACCTGTATATCCCATACTTTGTTTTATAAATTGTTGGTCTAATGCAGGCAGTGTATCAAACTTATCCATTTTACTAAGAACCATACTTATAGGTCCAAAGCCACCTATCTTGTCTGCAAAACTTCCTATACCTTCTTTAACACTACCAAGTCCTTTTTGTATTCTACCTGCTGTAGTTAACTCTAAAGGAACATCGGTACCAGATCCAATATACTCGCCCATGTCTGGACCAGTTAGCTCTTGTTGTCTGTAACTTGGAAAACCCATAAAACTTTTATCGAGTTTACTTTGATATAAATCATCAACCAATGGTGTTGGTTGTCTATTTGCATATGCATCAAAACCAGCTTTTGCAAAACTATCATAATTTATATCACCAGCTTGTAAAGCTCCACCACCACCTTGTGATTGATATAAAGTAGGTATACCTGCAGGCACCTCATCAGGATTATTAGGTGTATTTACATTATAAGGCGCAGCTCTATATCGTTCTTGCGGTATAAAAAAATCACCCGCAGNGTATATACCCTGATCTTTTAAATTATAAAAACTTGGTGCTGTTACCATTATTCTTCTTTGTCCTCATCGGATGCTGCACCTAANGGTGGCATCGCTGCTACTTTTATTTTTACAGATCTAACTACATGTTCTCTNTGTGTGNCNGTATCTGGNTTTGCAATATCATCTTCTGCTTCTTTNTCAGAANNATACTCGTAATTAGTTTCTTTGTTTCTTAAAACTACNTCTGTCTCACACTTTACAACCGGTACTTTCTTACCGTTTATGTATGTGTATTCTACTTCACCTTCTTCTATAAACATATTAATCCCTATTTATTTCTAGCAAAGAAACTACCATATGTAGTCTTGCTGCGGTTGTTGCTTGTGCTTTTAATATCTCACTCTCTTGTAGTATAATTGGCTGTGTTATCAACTCTGTAGTTGCATTTGAACCAATTGTTTTTGTTTTAAAAAGAGAAAATACTGCTGCACTTGCATCTGTTAAAGTTACAGTAATACTATCTCCACTACCTGAATCATCAGATACTAAAATATTTTTTAAAATTGCTCTTGAGTTACTAGGAACTGTGTAAACAGTAGTGTTATCTGTATTTGTAAAATCTACTTTTGCGTTTCTATATACGTTAGCCACCTATAAACCAAGAAAATCTTTCTTGCTCCTGTTTTTGTTCATCTAGAAATGTTGAATTTAATTGTTCTACAATCAAAGCAACAGCTCTGTTAATTTGTTTTTGGTTAGAGATATCGTACTCTTCTTTTGGTTCTGGTAATCTTATTACTATCTTAGCCATTATCTTCTACCATCTGGTTGTACGTCTAACCTGAATGTGCCAAATCGCCACGACTCAGATACAGCATCATTTTCTATCTTAATATTTACAAATCTTCCACGTGCTCTTGTATCCTTTTTATCAGTACTTGCGGTAATTGTAAATGGACTCAAAGTACTTGTAGTTTGTGAATCTGAAGGATATCTTTTAACAGCTAGTGTTACTTTTGCATTACCTGCTAATGTTTTAAAGTCTGGTAAAAATCTTCTAACAGCTAAGAATACATCACCTGCAATAGCATATGATTGACCTCTCTGCATTTGTTGAAGATCATAGTCATATGATTGCACAAATGATGTTACTGTTGTTGTAGATCCATCAGGATTTACCTGATCTGTACCTACTTCATGTTCAAATAACGTAGTTTGCCCGAGCCCTGATTCTCCTACAATTACTGGAAAAGTCCCTGTTGCACTGTCGTCAAACTTAGTTGCAAAAGGTGTTGGATAAACTGTTGCATCAATCCAGGTAGTTCTAGCTTCTGTTCCTATATACCAGACTGGACCTGTTTTGTTATTGCTCTCACCATAGTTAAATACAACATATTGATCATTGTATTCTGAGTTTGTTGATGGATAGTACCATACTACTTCTGTAAACTGGTTATTTAATCCTGCATATACTTGTTGTCCTTTTGTAGTGTCTGCTTGGTCGTATACATAATCTTGTACTGAACATGGTATAGATTTAACTGTACCATCAAACGCAAAAAAACCATTTGGTGACATCCAATATGCAACACCATCTATTTCAACCGCTGCATTCTTACCAATCAATCCACAGTTTGTACCCACCTGTTCAAAACCAAACGTAAACGGAGCACCTACAAACTTCATGGTGTATAATGCATTATCTGTCCAAACAAGAATTGCTTCTTTTGCTTTTAAGGCACCCATAATTTTTGTACCGTCTTGAAGTCTTTGTGATCCAGCAGTGTTAATTGCTGTAACAGTGTAGTCGTTTATATCTTCTTGTTCTGAAAATCTTATAAACATATCATCTTGTGTTGCTGTATTNCCAATNGTTGTTTCTGTTCCAAGATGTATTAAGTGACGTGTTGTTGGTGATACTAGTGTTACNCTTGTTGCAGTTGGATTATTTGTAGTTGCAAAACCAGATGTTGCNGTNGATGCTCTTACTTCTAATGGTGTTGAAGCTCCTGCATTCCATGTAAATGTTTTACCNTTTGCAATAGTTGCAACCAATACCTGACCAAAATTACTTAATGACCAAAGACCTGGTTCAAGTGTTATATCATTTGCAGATGATGCTTCACCCCAGTTCCCTGCTCCCCAAGTATCTGTACCCCAACCATAACCATATGATTGTGCGGCAGGACCCACTGGCTCGTAAGGAATTAATTCTATACTACCACCTGTCGATACAGTTGCTGATGCATTAGAACTTTGTGTAACTGTAAATACAGAACTTGATGTAACAGAAGTTACTTGAAAATTTTTATCCTCAAAATCGGATGCAGAATAACCTGTACCACCAGGTAAAGTTACATTGTTAAATTGCACAATGTCCCCTGCTACTAAACCATGTGTAGATTTAGTTATAGTACAAACAGCTGAACCAGATGTAGTTGCAATTGTTGCACCAGATAAAGCTGCTTTTACAGGTGTAATATCATATAACTGACCTTCAAAATACAATAATAAAAATTTATCTGTTCCTATAGCAACGTATCTGTTACCATCAAGATCAACAAATGCGAACTGTCTTCGAGCTACACCACATATTGTGTCAGTAACAAGTGATGACCAACCACCAACTTTTTCTGGTAGTAAGTATCTAAATCTTACGTTATCACAATCAACCCAACGTTGTTCAGCACCAACAGATGTATTTTGTTTGTCGATTCCTGGAAAGAATGTAAAGTCAAGCAGAGCCATATTTTAGCTCCTATATTTTATCTTTGTATACCCAGCCTAGTGTTGCATTAACATACACTAACGTAAAAGCTGAAGCATTTGCTGAAACAACTAGATCAGAACCGGCACCATTAATGTTTGATCCATTTCTTCCAACTGTTAAATTGTTAGATGCAAGATTGTTTCCGCTATCAATAAATGTAACTTCGTTTCCAATAGCAGGTGAAGCTGGTAGGTTTATTGTAACCGCAGCACTTATACCGCTTCCTGATGTATTTACTAAAACCTGGTCACCATTAACTGCAGTGTATGTAGCACTTGGTGTATGATATCCTTTAGTCTGTAGCTTACCTGTAATGTTTGTACCATCAGAATATAGAACTGTTGTTGATCCAACCGGTAAAGCTAGCCCGGTCCCTGATACAGTTTTAACTGTTAATGTATAATTTGAAGATGATCTAGATGTTGCATCTTCTACAATAAAAACTCTTTCTGCAGAGTCAGGCATAGTAACCGCTCTGTTTCCAGCTAGTGTGCCAGTTAATTTATAGTATAAATTTTTACCATTTGCTGTAGCGTGGTTTGCTAAAGATAAAGCTACATCTCCAGATGCTACATCTAACGATAAATATCCTGATGATGCTTGTTCTAATATCTGTAAATTTGTGTTTGTAATTGTACCCCAGGTACCTGATTTTTCACCTGTGGTAATTAATTCTAGTTTTAAGTCACTTGACGTACTCGATGCCATATATTTCTCCTACGGATTATTCGGGTCAATAGGTACCCAGGTACCAGTTGCCCCTGGAACTATCGGGTTCCATGATATCACAGAAGCGGTACCAGATGCAAGGTTTATTCTTACTCCTGTTACACCAACTGTTTGACCTATTTTAACAACAACATTACCTATTGATATCTCTGTTCCAGTACCATTTGGTAGTACTCTTGCAGAAGCAGATATACCAACTGTTCCAGTGCTTACATTTACTCTGTTTCCTGTTATGCTAACAAAGACTGTTACGCCGCCTGGATCAGCAAAAGGTGAGTTTGCAAAGGGTGTTGCTCCAAATAACATGTTCTATCCTAATGATGTTTGTACTGGTTCCCAAGTCATAGTAGCACCTGGTACAATACCATCCCATTTTTTAATTAATACAGAACCATCTGCAACATTTATTCTACTACCATCTGGAGTAACTGTTGCTTTTGCTACAATGGTTACAGTTCCTGTAGATAAGTTTTGTCTATTTGTTGTAACTGTTA